TCAGGCCGATGAAGCTATCGAGTATTGAACCCTCGATAGCCTTCCGGAAAGATCGCAAGAGAGCCTGCTGCGCATATTGCATCGCAGTAGGCTCGATCGCAATAATCCGAGGAGTTTTCATCGTCTTAGGGACGGAGATAACCCTCACGGGAAGCTCCGCCTCGGGTTCGAGGAAGTCAACCTCCCCAATATGTTCCCAAAAGGACCAATTGGGTAGAACCATCTCCCCGTAAGGGAAGTATGGTTCGAGGCGCATGGGCCATTGTAACTGGTGGTACTTCTGGTTGCCAACTAGGCCATCAGCAGTAGCACCTGGACCATGTTTTGGCCTGAGCTCACCATTGTAGACATCCAAGTCCACTTTGGAAAAAGCCGAGCCAAAGAGCAACGTTGAAATAGCTCGAAATCTAGTGAAATCGGGCGATTCCATCCGTTGCTTGACTTCCTGCTCACACTCGACAAACTCGGTGAAAGCCCTTCGCTCTCGCTTGGGGCTAACGTCGAGGAGAACCTTGCTAAAAAGCAGCGTTAGCTGCCTGATAGCTTGGATAACCTCGACGTCCGGATTGTCAAGTAGGACGCCACTATTACGGTCGAACACGCGACAAGAGAAACCTCGCAGAAATGCGGGGAGCCTCCCGTTTTTCCGAAAACTCAGAAAAACGTCGTTGTCTACCGAACCTCGCTCAAGACTAAGTTCAAAGTCCTTTGCGAAGCTAGGTAAGGTTATCGTTAAGAATGATAACCCTTCGTGTTTCGTCCGATCCTGGACATATCTAATGTCCTGGTGGGCGCTAGTGCAACACAACATCGCCAGATCTTTGGCGACGGACATCCAGAGCAGCATTAGGCTTTTCACGTTACCTCCTGATAGAGGATGACGGTCCTAGCCGATGCCTACTCCCTGACCACGGATGGAGGATTCAGGAAGACCCTGAGCTAGCTTTCGCCGCCCAGGAGCTTCTTGATGAGCGCATCCGTTGACGCACTCCACGTGCCCTTGAGGCCGTTGAAGAGCGCCAGTTGGTCCGTTGCAGAGAACTGCCCCGCCGGGGGAACGTCGAACACCAAGTAGCAGGACATGCTGCGAGGTGAAGTCGTTCCCGACGTGAGGGTGGACGCTGCATTGTCGCTGTAATCACAGCGAAGGGTCCTGCGAATCCTGCGCCCGTACTGATGGGACGCAGTCACCGTCAGGAGAGAGCCCGCATTCACAGACAGCGGTCCGGCCCGGTACACGGAAACGAAGCCCTGCGTCGAAACGCGAGGCAACGAGACCGCACCGGCGTCGAAAGCCGCGCTGGGAGTGAGGCTCAGTGGTTCAGTGAACATCGACGTGCTCCTTATGCGTTGGTGGGCAGTGAACTACCGCACGACTCTGGTAATACCAAGAGCCGTCGTTATGGCGAGCTGGACGGGTGACAAGCCCTCCCAGCTAACACCAAATCCAAAGGGATTCGCCTGGATCCGTTTTCGCACAATACTCTTCAGCGTGACGGATCGTGGGACGGGCCACGGCTTTGGAATTCTCAAAGCATCATCACCAGTAGGAACAAAGGTGATAGGCCCTGCGCTATAGACATCGGTTACGATTGTTTCTTCCATAACGTAGCCATAGCGCAGAATCGTGCCGTAGGTGATAAGCGCCTGGAGGTTCTTAACAAGAGCCCCAGCATCGCTGAACCAATCTACGGCCCAGCTCCAGGGTGCAAGCTGCCACATCGTGTTGAGATCCGGCTTAGCTCCATAAATCAGCTGAGCCTTAAGCCTCTGCCTATCTATGTCGCTCTGGCTGTCGAACCAGTGCGGCAAGTGATAGGTGAAAGCTCCCTTGAACCAGATTCTCCGTTCAAGAGTCCGCGCACGATTGGTGCTCCACACTGGCAGGCAACGAGCAAAAGCATTCGGGTAGCCCCACTTCACATAATCGGTTGGGTCCGTTGAACGGGCCATGACCGGTGAAGCGATGCCATTTAGAATGCTAGTGGTTGTTGCCTTATCCTCGGGAAATACATACTCCCGTCTGACGTTACGACCAGCATCACGAAGAAACTGGCGATAACGTCGTTCCAGCTTATGAGTGGCTTTAACAAAGCTCTTCATATCGCTGATCGTCGGCAGAATCCCGAACTCCAGATTTAGAAACTCGTCTGCAGAACGGGCAACCACCTCGAGTGCTTTGAGGCGGCTCTTCCATAGGGAAACTCCCGGAATGCTGGGAACATCCTGAAGAAGTTCTCCGACGGCGGAAGCAGCATTAGCAATCTGATTGCTAGGAGACACGGCGGCGATGGCGATCGAGCCCTTAACGTTCAATGCCGATCTTGTAGAAGATTGGTCATCGAACGCAGGGACGATTTTGTCCATCCACCACTGCGTACCTCTGTTGCAATTCGCGAGAGTGCCGTCGCCAAACGCATTGGCAATCCAATCGTTACCGAAACGTCGGTAGCGATATGGATGATCGCCAAATAGATTGGCATCAGGCTCCATGTAGATGACCGTGAATGGAAGTCGTTCATTCAGGATCATCGTCTTCCGAGTATAAAATTCGGAACCATGGTCTCCGATAGGCTCTCCCTTTTGTTTACGGGGAGGCCAGAGATTGCCATCCGACTCAGTGATTTGAGTTCCACTCAGCTTCCTGTTCAGATACGGATAGGGTACACTCGTGTCATGGGTCCACGTTTTACCGTAGTTCCATGGCGTAGGGTATCCCGGTGCCGTCTGCTCTATAGTGAACCATAGAGTATCCGAGGGCAGCGAACGCTGCCTAACGTTATGACAGGAAGTAAATGGCAAGGATAGCTCCTTTGAAGTAAGAAACGATAAACAACGAAGTTTGTTGTTTAGCGTGGTGGTGCACTGCGCCGCCCCCTC